CCATTTTGCCGATGTGCTTGATTCTAAAGGGATTTTTCTTGGCGACCTCAGGGCACTCTATATAGGATCGCGCGAGGCCCTGAGCTGCTCCTTTGGGCGTTGGCTGGTAGAAAACATCTAGTTTTTTCACTTTCAAATCAAGGAGATCGGCAATTTGGACACCATCGCAGAGAAACCCGGCTCACCCCGGAGACCTCTGGGAAATTTTTTGTACAATCCTGTGTTGTGTAGAGCACGGAACTTCGGTATCATGGGATCACTCGATAACGACTCACATGGAGCACGAACATGACCGACATCGCACTGAACTACGAAGCCTGCGCGGCACTCGAAGAACGCATGCTTGCCAAGGGCGTCGAGCGCTACGAAGGCAACGCAGAGTTCGCGCAGCGCAATGGAGACCTGAGCAGGGCTGAGACTAGCCTGTTCAACTCCGCGCTGCCCAAGACCGTTGAGGCTATCCGCCTGGCGTACTTCGCAGAGCTGGATAAGAGCCGCCGTGCTCCGCACTTCAAGGCGATGGAGGTCCTCGACCATACGCTGCTGGCCGGCATCACGCTCAAGAACGCCTTCAACACGGCGACGGCTGAGGAACGCCTGACGGCCCTGTACGAGACCATCGGCTTCGAAGTCCGTGTCGCCATTGCGACGGAGCGCCTGAAGAACGAGGATGCCTCTGCGTTCAAGAAGCTGGACAAGAAGGTCTCCAAGTCCCGCAGAGCCAAGATGGAAGCTGCAGAGGCCCTCCTCGACCAGTTCCCTGAGCCTGGCATGGACCCTGAGGTCTCTGTAGGGGTCGGCGCTGGTCTGTTCTTCATAGCACAGCAGGCCACGGGTCTGTTTGAGCATATTGAGCACACCGACGAGGAGTCTGGTGAGATCCAGATGCAGCTCACGTTCACTGCCGAGGGACACGAAGCCCTTCAGAAGGTGAAGGATCGCCAGCAGTGGACGCAGCCGGTCTATCAGGCCATGCTGACCTCGCCTAACCCGTGGTCTGCCTTCGATACCGGGGCATACAACGATGTCCGCGTGGCCAAGACGGTGAAGATGGTCAACACCTTCAACCCGATGACCAAGCGCCTTATCGCTGCGGCTATCGAGCGCAATGAACCGTTCGTTGGTGCCTTGAATGCGATCCAGGAAGTTGGTCTGCGGATCAACAAGACGGTGCTCGAGGCCCTGACGTTCTGCCACCAGATGCGCCTGCAGGTCGGAAAGCTCCCCGGTCCCCGCAAGGTGCTCCCGAAGGACGCCACGCAGGACCAGAAGTGTGCAACCCGCAAGGACAACAAGAAGATCGACGCGAAGTATGCTGTGGTCGACCGGGACCTTGAGGAAGCCAAGCTCCTCGCAGAGCAGCCCTGCTTCTACCAGCCGCATGTGCTGGACTGGCGTTCGCGTGTGTATGCCAAGCCTGGGTTCAATCACCAGCGGGCCGATTACTGCAAGGGTCTCTTCGAGATGGCCGAGGGCCAGGTACTGAACGAGACCGGCGTGAAGTGGCTGAAGTGGAACGTAGCGACTACAGGGGCCTTCAAGGTCGATGGTCGGGCTCTGGACAAGTCCCCGTTCGAAGTCCGCGTAAAGTGGGCCGAGGATAACCTTGAGCGCGTCCGTGCGATTGCAAGGGATCCTATGGGCTCAATTAGCCTCTGGAAAGATGCGGACAGCCCCTTCTGCTTCCTGGCTGCTTGCATCGCCTTGGCGGGCCATACGGACGACCCGCACGGGTATGTTTGCCACCTGACCGTGGCTATCGACGGATCCTGTTCGGGACTGCAGCACTTCTCGGCCATGATGCGCGATGCTGATGGCGGTAAGCATGTGAACCTGATGCCCTCGGAATACCCGCAGGACGTCTATGCGGCAGTTGCGGAGATCACGAAGGAACTGGTTGAGGCTGACCTGAACTCCGACGATGACAACGTGCGCCGCATGGCGAACCTCTGGTGGACCTGGGGGATCGACCGCAAGGTGACCAAGCGTAACGTGATGACTTTTGGCTACGGGTCGGTAGAGTCTGGGTTTGCTGACCAGCTCTTCGAAGACATCCTGGACGCGAGCGACGAGGCACGGGCGCACTTTGGGGTAACCAAGGACACCTGGGTCGAAGCCATGGAGATCGCCAGATACCTGGGCAAGCACAACATGGTCGGTATCAAGAAGACCGTCAAGGGTGCGCCGCTGGTCATGGAACTGCTGCAGAACATCGCAGGGATCCTGGCCCGTGCAAACCTTCCGGTGCTGTGGACCACTCCTATGGGTTTCCCGGTGCTGAACGCGTACTACAAGCCCGAGTTCACCCGCATCAACACCCTGTTGTGGAACAAGGCCCTGAACGTCCCCACGCCCTACAAGCCCAAGGTAATGTCAGGTTTCTCCAAGGAACTGAACGCCTACAAGCAACGCAGCAGCATCTCGCCCAACTTCATCCACTCGTTCGACGCGGCGCACCTGCAGCTGGTCGTGAAGAACTCCAAGGAGGCCGGCATCGACAGCTTCCTGCTGATTCACGACTCGTTCGCAGCGCTGCCTAACCAGATGGAGGTGTTCTCGAAGATCGTGCGCAAGAGCATGGTCGAGATGTATGAGTACCGAGACCCCCTCGAGGCTCTTTTGGATGGAGCCAGAGCACACTTGATCGTGGCCGGAGAGCAATCGCAGGACGAAGCGGAGGTCAAGAAGATCGCCAAGCTGATCAAGGAACTGGACAAGCTGATGGTCCCGCCCAGAGGCACTTTGGACCTGAGCAACATCCTGGAGTCGCAGTACGCCTTTTCCTGATTTTTCCTGTACAACACCACACAACACAAGGCCCTACGGGGCCTTTCTGCATTTCTGGAAGCCCCGAATGGAAGACATTTTTGAAGCACTCCTCGTCGACGAACACAAGCCGTTCGACGTCGCTGTAGACCTGATGGCCCAAGGCTTTTACCTGAACGAGCTGGAAGGTCACCCACCCATGTTTGACCCTTACTTCAACGACTGAATCCAGTCACCCTAAGCGAGAACCATGAGCAAGAATTTCACCACCCCCATCGGCGCAGCTGGATACTCCAACCTGACGCGTCCGGACACCAAGTATGACCCGGATGGCGTCTACAAGACGAGCATCACGGTGCCGGCTGACAAGGCCGAGAAGATCATCGAGAAGGCCAAGGAGCTTGCGGTCGACGAGTTGGGACCGAAGAAGGCTTCGAAGGCAACCATTCCGGTCAAGGAGAACGAGGACGGCACGGTAACGATCCGCCTGAAGACCAAGAACAAGCCCAAGCTGTTCGACGCCAAGGGCAACCTGATCCGCAACGCAGATGAACTCCGCGTCGGTGGTGGTTCTACGATCCGTGCCAAGGGCTCCATGAAGGCCTACGAGAACGGCTCGAACATTGGCATCTCGTTCTACCTGAACGAAGTGCAGATCATCAAGTTGCAGGCTGGCGGTGGCTTCGAAGCGGTCGACGACGAAGATGCGTATGTTGCCGATGAGTCCGCCCCGGTTACTTCGGACTCCGAAGGTGAACCGCAGGAAGCTGCTGCAGGCACCGTCGACTTCTGATGAGAAAAGCCCGAGCCGCCAAGGCGAACTGGTTCACCAAGAAGAACCACGGGCTGAAAGTCAAAGCGAAGCTGCGCAGTGGTCTCGAGGACAGGATTGCTGCCCAGCTGGTCGAGGCTGGAGTTTCTTACGAGTACGAGAAGCTCAAGGTCCCGTATTCGATCCCGCACACGTACAACCCGGACTTCATACTGGGGAACGGGATCATCGTCGAAAGCAAGGGCCTGTTCAGTTCGGACGACCGCACGAAGCACCTGGCTGTGAAGAAGCAGCACCCGCACCTCGACGTCCGCTTTGTCTTTTCCCGTAGTGCATCGCCCCTATACAAGGGGAGCAAATCAACCTATGCGACCTGGTGCGAGAAGCACGGATTCCCCTATGCGGACAAATTGATCCCGCAGGAATGGTTAGCAGAACCGAAGAGAGAGATCAAATGAACACGGTCCCAACCCATTTCCTAGTTACATCTCGGAGTGCTG